AACGAATTCATAAGCTGAGTTGCAACTTCAAATGCTCTAGGTTGTTCACCTTCTTTTGCAATACTTAATAATTCTATTAATGCTTCATTTCCTTTTTCAATTATATTATGATATTGTTCTCTTGAAAAATCATAGTCACTCGTTAAGTCAGTAGTAGTTATTTCTACTGCTGGTGCTTGTTCTGTTTTTTCTGGTTCTTCAATATCAATAATATCATCTGCAATATCTAAAATATCATTCAATGTTTTTACTGTTTCTTTTTTCATATAGTCTCATTATACATCAGTTATTGTTGTAGTGGTTGATGGATTATCATCAGGGTCAGCATCAATTGGTTCTGGTTTAATATCAATGTTAACTTCTTTAACATCTTCATCCTTAAAACTTGTTCCAGCATTAACATCTACTTCTCTAATTATTCCAATATCAGAAGTTGGCCCATATAAATAACCCTGAACTGTAAAGGATAAAGTATGGGTCAATGATCTTCTGGAAAGAAAATCACCTTCATAGTCATCTTCTGTTGACATACTATTTAATATAATAGGGATGTCTCTCTTAATACCAAGTGTAGCCATTTCATTTAGAGTAACGTGAAACTCTGGAGTAAAGTATGGTAAAATCTGTTCTAGTATCTGAGCTCCGTCATCACTGTTTTTAACCATAACAGACAAGTCAATCTCAAAGTTATATGGAACGGGAGTATAAGCACTAACCAAAGTAGTAAGACTAGCATCAAGATTAGCTGTCGCCTTTGCCTTTGTTCCACCACCACCAGTTATAGTAACCCGCGGGGATGTAGTATATTGAGTTCCTGCTAAAACAATTGTTATAGAGGTAACAACCCCGTCTGTAATGGCTGAGGTAGCCGTTGCTGTTACTCCACTTCCTGCAGGATCAGAAATTGTTATAGTAGGTGCTGAAGTATAACCTGAACCTCCATTTGTTATTTCAATTTTATCAAGACTACCAAGAGGTTTTATTTCTTTTATTTTTTTCGTTGTCTGTAATTTTCTTGTAGGGTCATAAGACATTGTTGTGATTTCAAATGATAATCTTGGAAGTTTAATTGCAAGAGTTTCCTTATCTTCATTAATAGGAGCTTCTAACTTTGTTAAGTATTTTTGTGCAGGGCCGTATGAAATAGGAACTTTGAATTCACTTTGAGTAGTTCCGACTGTCTGCAATCCAGTAGGAGCTAAAACTCTTTTTACTGTGATATCATTAAAAACTGTTCCAAACAGGATAACAATATTTCTTATGTTTTTATTGTAAAAATATTTTCCGAACATTATAAGTCTCCCTCACTCCAAGGATCGACTTCGCTGAAGTCTAAAATGTTATCCCCGTCTGTTTCAAATATTTTATTATCGTCATATTCAGTTGAAGTACTAATCTGGTCATCTATTGAAATTAAATTAAGAGCAGTAGTACTTTTATTACCTACGACATTTGTTCCTGAAACAAACTCACCAGAAATCCTATACACATTTAATTTAGTTCCACTTTGACTTGCAACTTTAGCAGTAACAGTAGCAGTCGATAAACTTGCACCCTGAAATACAATTTCACTTGGAGTATATAATGTTGAACCAGCAGTAGTCAGCTGAATTGTAGTTGAATTTTCTCTTTCAATTTTATCAAATATTTCACCCATCTCGGCCGCTGAAATATCAAATACCTGATTACTATAACGAAATAATTCACAAGTCAATTCGTATACTGTATTTTTTCCTAAACTATAAAAAGGTTTTTCGTGCTCAACAAATTTAATTTCATATAAACGTTTACCCAATGGAAAGTAAATTAAGTCACCTTCTTTTGGGGCAGCGTTAAATACCTCATCTGTAAATCTTTCTTTATTTACAATTAGAACTAATTCATCTTGAACATCTAAACCAAACTTTGAGACAACATCACCTGCAGCACCAAAACCTTCAGGAGTATTTATATACATCTCTACTTCTTTGGTAGAAGTAAATCTTGACAATGCATCTTCATTAAGAATATCATCCCTCTTACCAGATTTTCTCTCAAGATATAATACATCAATCCCATTTATCTGAATTACTTCTTTAGTAAGACTGTTAATCAGTTCTTGCTGAACGAAAGAATTAAA